TGGTGACAGCACTCTTAAAACTGTTACCAAACTTTTCACCAACGCTTTGAGCGCGTTTAACGCCCATCTCAAATTGAGTGGAATCAATTCCAAGCTTTACCAACATTGAAAGAATACCCATATTAGTTATCTTGTTGGTTTTGCCATATGGCTTCGCTTTGGTCGTCCCACAACTGTACCTGCCCCATCATCTCTGCGTGAGCTAGGATAAGCCTTTCTGCGTCACCAAGAGGCATCCTGACTGCATCGTCTGGTCCAATCCCGATATTGAGACAACCGACAAGCACTCGCTCGGTCCACGGCATTGCGGGACGCTTTGATTTGCTTCCCGCTTCCATCAGCACCTCGGGAGCGGTCGATTGCTCCTTGAGCCACAACTGGAACTTGTCAGACTCAACCATCAGATTCATCCGCTGAATCCGTTTTGACCACAACCAGAGGAACAGATCCCTCCAGAATGATTTGATTGATCTTATGGATTCCAGAGGAGACTGTGAGCAAACAAGCACAGCCTCCGCTAGATCATTGGAGCTAATCTCACCACCTAGAACGTAAGGAGATCGAAGTCTTTGCAGCAATATCGCGTGTCCAACGGTGTAGGGGACAAGTCGAACCCCAAGCACCACTGGTGCTGGAGGTCCGGTCTCTGCGAGTATCTTTGCAAGTTCTGACACGATTACAGAGTGATCGCTGCGGTAGCTCCGTTGATACCAGCGTATTTTACGCAAGGGAGGCTCAACATAGCCTTTCCAGACTGCGTAAACTTAACGCTTCCACCTCCAATGTAGATCCAATCGCCATTGATAGAGTCGCTTCCCGTAGGGGGAGTTCCAGCGGTAAATGCGTCTCCGATAGATACCGCATCCGCCAGCGTGACGTTTACCCGTCCGTTGCCATTGGGAATTGCCGCAGCAAGTTTAGCGTTCGCTGATGTTGATCCACTTGGAATGATGTTAAAGGTTGCAGACAAGCGATCACCTGAACTTACATTTGCAATCACTTCGCCGGATGAGTTTTTAATCTGTTCGGTGTCGCATTCATGCGTAATGTCCATGCTCTCAAGAGTAGCAATTCCAGCGACCAAAGGGAGAAGGTTTGCGGAATCGTAGACTTTGACGGTAGCTTTAGTCCCGAATACTAGGGCTAGACCTTTTGATGTTGCCATGTTTGTAGGTTGTTAAATCGTGTTTGCTGCTGCGAAAATTGTCATGGATCGCGAAAAAGTTCTAGCTCTTTCGCTGATGTCGTTGATGCCGAAATCGACTGGAACCGCGAATTGCGCGTTAAAACCTCCAGAGGGATTGGTATCAAGTGCGTTCAACTCTGCAATGTTTCCATCAACGTAGAGGTATTGCAGGAGATTCTCAAAGATTTGAACCGTCGCCAAAACTTGATACTCAGCAGTATCGTCTGCGGACAACTGGAGCGTAGCGGTTATGTCCACCTCACAAGTGCGTTCTATCGGATGAACCGGAACCGCAGTTGATGCGCGGACAACAATGCGCGGAAAGCTCGGCATCTGATCCTCTAGATCTTGATCCGCAAATGCACCGTGACCGTAACTGGTGAGGCAAGTCGGAGTGCCAATTGGAGACGCTGACCAATCTTCAGCAGCCAGCCAGTCAACTAGAGCGCGTTCAGTGCGTAGAGCTACAGCGTTCATGTAACTGTGATTCCTTTAGATTCAGACCCATCAAAAGCGGCTTGCAGTGCTGCGGCAATGTGGTTTTCAAGCTCACGGGCTTCGTCGTTGTAGGCTTGTTGCATCGCTTTGGCGTAGATTCCTTCGACGGTTCCAACCTGATTGTCAGCCAATCCAATGTTCATGCGTACCTGACTTGATGGGTTGAATCCAGCTTTGGCGTTGAAAGCGTAGGCGGAAGATCCTCGATGCATCGCTACATTCTCCTGCGGCAAACCGTATTGATTTGCGAGATTGATCAACGCTTGGTTTCCAGCCACGGACTTAACGCCAGCAGATCCCTTCTTTGCGCGTCTAGTTCCGCCAAATTGTTGGAAGGATGGGGACAGTTTCTTGATGGCTTTAGTCACGCATGACTTGAGGTAACCAACACTGCCGGCAGCGCGACGGCGGAGCTTTCCGGCAGCGTCACGCATATCTTGACCGTAGAGACCGGGTTTCCCCTCTTTAGCGTTCTTGGCTTGAGCGATCAAGTGGACCACTCGTAGCTGTCGAGATTTACCAACTCGCTTGCCGGTCTTCTTATCAAAGCGATCCGCTCCAACTGGTCGATTGAAGTAATCGAGAATCTTGTTACGAGCCGCTTGCGGAGACTTTGGAGGCAACAAGCAGTACAACCGCAGCATCAAGAAAAACGTGCGAGCGTTGACCGCATCAGCAAGAGATCGCTTGGTCTTGGGGAGGTACTCCTTCCACGCAGCGTCAAACCGAGACGTATCAACTGTAACTGTTGGAGTCATTTGGTTTTAGAGCCAAGTTCAAGCGCGTAATAAGCTCCAGAGCCGTCTCGCTTGGCGGACACAATCCGCATCTGGCGACCGTCGTAAGTGAGAAGGCGACCTACCACCGGAATCATCTTCCCAAAAGTCAGAAGCAAGCGGTCTGTATTCTCTTGGAGGAGCAAGCTTCCACTCTCTTGCAAAAGCCGATCACCGTTAGAGCCAACGTCACAAGACCAGACCGCAGCGTCAACGGTGACCAATGTTGAGTCAGCTAGTCGCCAATCGGAGAACTTGACCAGCACTCGCGCTTGAACGTTATCTTGAAACCCACCGGAGATAACCGAGTTAGCATCAGTAATTGCAGCGGGTAGACAGCGCACCAGCACTCCCTGCCACAAGAACGACGGGTTTCCCATCGCGCTCTGTAGCACAGACATCCCCAACTGGAGACTAGTGGCTATTAAGTTCAAGCGGCGTGGAAGTAAACTCCGGTGACAATCAACGTAGATCCAGACTGAACGTGAGGCGCTAGGGAAGAAGTGTTGCCGTTTTCGTAATGAACAAGCTCGGCGTAAGATTGACCGGCAATTACACTGCCTTCAATTTCCGTCTTAGCGTTTGCGGTAAGACCGTTAGATTGAACGCCAACAGCCGCAGCGTAAGTCGATATATCTGGGATGCTCAATCTCAGTGAGCCAGAAGCTGAACCGCTTGCGGCAGTTACCGAAAGCGAAACAGAAAACCAACGCAGATTGCCAATCTCTGTATATCGCGCGGAATTGATCGTGACGGTGTACGTTCTACCACCACCGGAATCGGTTAAAGTCGGTGTGTAAGCGGTCGCAGTATTGAGACCCGAGATATCGGTGTACAACTCCGTAAAATTGTCATTCGCTTTGATCCAACTCCCGCGCAACGTATCGCCGTTGTTGTCGTTTGCGGTTGATCCGACATTGATAACTTGTTGTGACATATCAATCTTTAGGCAATGCGTACCAACCTTCGGGAAGCGTTATCCGGTTGCTAGAGCGAACAGATACACCGTCCGCTCCTTTGACCCATACTTTGGCTTTGACGCTCTCAGCAAGCCTCACCGGCTCACCGTGAGGCACCATAACCACGCGAGACCCACAGCCGCAACTAGCGATTAGAGTCAGCAATACGATCCAGCAACTTCTTTTTGAGATCTGGATCTCGTTTTGCATCTTCAATGGTGGGCGGTGTTTGAACAAAACCAGTCAACCACTTGAGCAGAGCGGTAACGATCTGTTCGATGAAATTCACTCGGGCTTTTTGTCAGCGTCTTTGGCAGCGATCAACCCAAAGCCAATGGTCACAGCAGCAATAGTCGCAGCAAGATCAATGTTGGTCGTAGGGTCACCATCAAACAGAGATTTCAAAGCACCGCCAACGGCAACCATGATTGCGCCAACACCGGCGAGAGTAGTTTTCCAGTTCATTTTTTGAAGGTTTTATACAGACCGATTGATGCTGCGATAAAGGCTAAAACAGCGGCTCCAAGCTGGAACCACTGAGTTAGCTGAGGAATAAAAGAAACCGCACCAGCAGCGGCAGCGGTCGCTAGAGAAATACCAACTCCGCTGCTGTTGTTAGTGTCGGTTTGCATTACTCGGATTTAGGCTGGGCAGCGTTGACGATTAAATCAACAAGCGGCAAAGCAACTTTGGCGTTTTGAATGCCTCCAGCTTTGACTGCAACATCGATGAGTTGAAGCAAACCGTTGGCTTGTTCTTGGGTCAGTTTTACGGTGATTTCCATATTAGGTGACGGGAACTTCAGCCACAGCAACGATCTCCGCAACTGGATTCCACGGCAACGGCAGCGTCACCACCGGCGGATTGATCTGGTCGTTGATCTGCTGCGTCACGTTGGCTTCGATAGCTGTCTTATCGACACCGTTCTCGTAGCACCAGTTCAAAACCTGCGCTTCGGTCAGATCCTCGTAAGGCGTGAACTCACCAGACGGCGGTTGGAACGAGCAGGAGCCGTAGCAAGTGCCGCTGTAGGTTTCGTCGGTGCCGTTGCAACGCCAGTCGGCGGTGATTACGACATCGGGATTGGAGCCTTCAATGGGCTTAACGAGAAGGCGTTCGATGATCCAAGAGAGGGTAATCATGGGATGGATTAAAAGAGGTCGTTCCAAGTGGTTCCGTTGTAGCACTTCAGCTTGTTGCTGACGCTGTTGTAGTAGACATCACCGCTTTCAGCACCAGCAGGATCGGCAGCAAGAGGTACGAATCGAACTTGTCCGGTTGATTTGACAACGGCGCGTTCGACAGGTGTGGTTGACCCGGTAGCAATGACAACGCTTCGTGCAGCACTCGTTCGCGGCTGGATGATCAGGTTTCCGAAGTTGTCGAACGGATAGCTCGCACCACCATCGGTGTAATAGATGGAACCAGTGCTTGCATTTGAGATGTATGAAGTTCTCGTGCCACCAGCAGTTCCAGTGACGCAAATAGGTCCATAAACGCTAATGAAATGCGAAGCAATCGGACTCCCCCCCACGCCCAACCCCGTAGAGTTGAGGGTCATGGCGGTGGTTGCGCCAGCACCTAAGAAAAATTGTGTTTCAGTAACGCCCCAAATACCAAGCGACGTAACAGCAGGATGCGTTATTCCGCCAATAGAAGCATCGCTTGAATTGGTGAATCGAATCAAGTTGTTCGACGCGCCGTATGAAGCCGCGCTGTTCTTTACGCAAATACCTTGTTTTGCAGAAAGGTCCGCCTGAACCGAGAATCGTCCACCACCAATTGCAGAAGTCGCTCCAACGATTACGTTATCATTCGTCGAATCAACCTTCAGCGTCGAGGTGTCCACCGTCAGATCGCCGGTGATGGTGGCGGAACCAGCGGTAACGAGTCCGGTGACAGTCAATGCTCCACTCGCGGTTGGCGAGGATGAGAGCAGGTTGTTGATGCTGATGCGTTTGGTATTCCCCGAGGCTGGTGGAGTATCCGACACGTCCACAATCGGGATCATGTCATTTATTGCATCGGCTGCAGTTAGGTTTGTTAGTGCTGAGATTTTAGCGTCTGCCATATCAGTAAACTGTTAAGATTAGTTTTCCCAAGTCTTCTTGTGTTAAAAATGTGGAGCCATCTTCCAGCACTATGCTGTCGAATGTGCCATACGAAATAACGAGCTTGCTGGTTCCATCTTCTTGCAGCAGGAATGTGCCGTCTTCTTGTAGAACATCCCTCCGCATAATCGGAGGCTCAGGCATGATCCCATTAAAGGATCGCATCCTGTTGATTGATGTTCCAATTGAGATCATTAGCTGCGAGCGAGGAAAGCCACAACGCTACCGGATGAGATTTGAAATCCAGTGATGTTGCCCACCAGCGGGAAGCCAGCAGGAATGGTCTTGGAGGTCCAAGTGCCGGATATTCCAAATCCGGTGATGGACGTAAACACCGTTGGCTCAACAGGAATCAAACCAGACCACGCTCCGGTCTGAGCGGCGGTGCTAGTGACCAGCGCGAACCCTTCGCGGCCCATTGAATACTCAGTCGAAATGTCTGCTTGAACGGCCATAAAATTGTGTTTCGGTTAAAGGGAGGGTCACCAGCGTATCCAGCGACCCTCCCAGTTTTGGTTGTTCAACCCTTACGAATCTTCGGTGTCAGACTACCCTGTATCCACAGGATCAGTTTGCCTCCCTCGGGGACGTTCGCAGTGTTGAAGTTAGTGCGTTGGAGTTCCGCGCTAACATCGGGACCAGATACCAGCTTAGTCTTGCCGGTCTTGTCCACTGCTACAGTGGTTGCGATACGCATATCCTTAGGATTAAGAGGTGGTCAAAACCTCGGCTTGCGTAGTATCCGCAGCAGCCGCGCCAAACATGATATCGTAGGAAGCCATGTGAGCGCGAGTGGCACGGGAATACCAGACAGACAGCAACACAGAAAGACCGTTGCTCAAGTCAACGCTACGCTGTTCCACAAACTCACCAGCAATCATTCCAACCGGCAAACCGCTCGCAATGGCGATAGCGTCCTGACCGCAGACAAAGCCAGCAGCATTAGTAGAGGCACCGGTCCAATCGTTTTGCTCCAAGATGTTAGCAAATCCGAAGTAGCCGTTGTTCAACGGACCATAACGCGAATCAGGGAACGGATTGGTTCCAGCGGAAGCAGTAAACTGACCGGAGAACATCAAACGAGCCAAGTGTCCGCCGTCCAACAGAAGGAGCTTATTTCGGTAATTCTTGGCAAGAGCCAAGATTGCAGGAAGATCGGAACTGTCAAAAGCAGCACCAGTACCAATAACTACAGGAGTGCCAAACAGCGCGGTGGTCATCTGAGCGGTGACCTTCTTGGAAATACCAAGAGCAAAAATCTCAGCGGAACCCTGAGCCAAGTCGCTAATTGCAAAACCCTGATTCAGTTCCTGCTGAGTGACAGTAAAGGTTTTGGTCAACTGCTGAACAGTTACCTCAGTGGCCGCCAAAACGGAATTATTGACAGCACTATCTTCAAAGTTGGTAGCATTGGGAACAACGTCATCACCAGAAGTAAACTTTTTGACTTGAACTTTCGCTCGGGGACGAAGGTTATCCAATCCGACGTTGCGGGTAAAGCTGGAGATCATCGCCAACTTTGAGGTCGCAACGGTAATGATTGCATCCGCGAGATAATCAACAACCAAAGAGCCGGTGAACGTGTTGTTCTGAGGAGCCATCATTGCGCTTTGGCGCATCAACTCGCTGTGGTTCTCAATGAGGAAACGCTGACGCTCTGCACCAGCGCGGAGCGACTTGTGCTTCTCCAGCAGCGGGTTACCCAGATTCTGAATCACGGGACGAACCGGATCGGGAGCGGGAGCGGCGGTGGGCGATTTGATCGAAGCCTCCAAAGCGGTAAGCTTCGCGAGAATCGCGGTGAGATCAACGGGAGCGGCAGGAGCAGCCGCAGCCGTCACAGTATTGGAATCGGACATATTTGTGTCGGGTTGTTGTGTTGGTTGCGGCGTGGAGTCCACGCCAGAATCGTTGATGGTTTTTTCGCCATCAGTCGAAAGTGTTTTGTCTGTATTGGTATCAGACGGCTCTTCTAGTTGAGCAAATAAAGCAGAGAACCAGTCGCGTCCAGCAGCACCTCCCCAGAGGTTAGCTGCTACGTCGGCAGGAGTATTAGCTTCTGCTTCCAAGAATCGGTCGTTGCGTCCCCACCAAGCGTTAGCTTTGCGGATCTTGTTTTCGGTAGGAGCCTCTCCGGCAATAAGCGACTTAGCGTCAGCTACTGTAGCGGCTTCAAGACCGTCACCAGCGAGACCCTCATCGTATTGCTCAAGACCTCGACGGAGGTTATTTTTGACAGTCTCAGGAGCAGTCTTGGTAACAGCGCGAGGATGCCATTTAGCGGCCATAGCCAACTGCTTGATGGGTTTGTCCACCAAGCCAAAAGCTAGAGCTTCAGCGGTAGTAAACCAAGTCTCTGCTCGCATTGCAGCGCGGATAGACTCAGCGGAGCGACCGGTCTTCTTGTGATATACTCCAACCAACACTTCGGCGTGTTGATCAAGAGCTTCGGCCATCTTCCGCATATCTTCCGAGGTTCCAGAAGCCATTCCAGACGGGTCGTGGATCATCATCAGAGCGGCATCAGCCATCTCTACGCGATCACCGGCAAGAGCGATAATTGACGCGATAGAAGCAGCGATACCCACAACGCGAGTGGTTACCGGAGCTTTGCGACCGCGCAACTGATTGTAAATGCTGAGACCATCCCAGACATTACCACCGGGAGAGTTGATCTCTACAAGCAGCGGACCATTGCCAATCTCGTTAAGAACATCGGAAAACTGTTTTGCCGATAGACCGGAACCGCCATACCAGTCTTCGCCAATCTGATCAAAGATTTGAACGGTAGCAGGATCACCGGCAGCGTTTGCCGGAGCGTAGTAAAGCCAATCTGACTTCTTGGTAAAACTCATTCGGTTTTCTTGGCTTTTGGTTTCCGAGTCTTCTTGACGGTAGCGGTAATCTCTTCCTGCTCTACAACAACAGGTTGCGATCCACCTTCTGACGGAGCAACTGGAGACGGAGATTCAGAAGGATCATCTGGAATGTCAATAGCCGGTGCAACACTAGTTGCGGGACGCTCTTTCTGAATCACCGAAATCTCAGATACATCAACACCATACTTCGCGGCGAGTTGGCGTACAAACAAAGCTTGTTGAGCTTTTGACTCTAAAGCGGAACGCCAATCTAGACCTCGCGCACCATAGACCTCGTCAAATGTTACAACACCAGCCTCTAGCTCTGCTAATTGAGCCGCAGAGTTACGGCCAACGTCAACATTTGGTGAACGTGGAGCGGTAATCGAGACCTCGTACCAGTCGCTCGGAGCATCGTTGAGCGCGGAATCATTTTTGATCGCGTACTCCATCGCGTATTCATAGATGCGACGAGCCGCTGATGCCATAACTTGATGGCGAGACTTAAACCAAACAGCGGACATATCTAGCGCACCGCGATAGACAGTTCCCTGCATTGACTCTGGGTAAACAAGAACGTAAGGGATGCCAACGCCAGCACAGACTTTCTCGGTCAGTTGTCGCCAATACTCGCGCATATTTACGCCGGGACGCTCGGTTGCAAACTGCTCAAAACTGTCACCGTTTTTCATCACCTTTACGCCAGATCCAAAAACCTGTTCGTAGTAATTCTCGGCAGTATTTACACTTGCTCCAGCAGTACCCGCGCGGAGGTTACTTGCTTGGACTTCGCCAGAGACAGTCTTAACAATCTGAGCGACAGAAGCACCAAGCTTGCAAGCTTCCATCTCTAACTTTTGCAGATCATCAAGATCGTGCAAATCGTTGATCACAGCCGAGACAAACGGAAGACCTCTAAGTTGACCGGGACGATTCGGTTCGTAGATATGGACTACGGAGTCAGAGGGAATGGAGCGAACATCAGTCAGGTTACCCTGAGTCTTTTCCGCTCCGATAAAGTAAGAGATCGCTCGTCCAGTTCTTGGATCAAACCGGATACCGTCAAACACAGTCTCGTCCGCTTGCATCCCTGCCGGAGTGGCAATGGATTGAGCTTCAATAAGCTGTAATCGAGGTTTGCCGGTCTCTCCTTTGGTCAACAATAGGAACGACTCACCATCATAGAACCATCCGCGAGCGGCTTGCCCCATCAAAGTAGAGAACGACTGCCGAGAACCGATATCGGGATAACGGCTCCAAACATCAAACCACTTCTTTGCTTTGAGATTCCAAGCAGAATCACTAGAAGCTGGTTGAACCGAAAAGCTGGAGCCAACGGTGTAGCTCTCAAACAAGTCCCCAAGCCTATTCAGTACAGCGTTATTCTGTTCAAAAAAGCGAGACTTGCGAACGATGGCTTGACGAGTCGAACTGGTTACATCGAACCGCGCTGAAGTGTACGACGTATCGAGATACGAACGACGCAGAGAGTTACCGGCTCCCTCGTATTTGTTTACGGGAGGAGGAAAAAGCTTGTCCGCTATGTTTTGAAGGAATCCCATTAGCTCATTCGGGTTGTGGCTTCACGGCGGAATTGCGTGAAATCCCCATAATACCGAGTCGTTGAAACAAGAACGGCGGTCAGCATCTTGTTGTAAATCTGGAGATCGGTTGGACTAGCGATCCCATCACCAGCCAAAAGCGTTACAGCGTAATCGTAATCCGTTAGCAGAGACTCCCACATTTCCAGCATCTCGATTGGAGCGGCGGTCCCCTTACCGGGTTCAGCGAACTCAACGGAAACGTCAGAGCTAGAAGTGCTACGGACCACATTCCCGCTCTCCATTGAGTTAGCGGAAACAGTTAGCTTTGCCGTTAAAGCCTCAAGCAGTGTCAAAGCGGCTTTGCTCGCGTAGGTTGTACGCAAGTAACTCCGCTTAGTTGCTACTGTGTATGTGAACACTTGCGCGGACTATCAACAGACCGCCAAGTTTGTCAACCACTAGAATTTTCGGAGGTACTGGAAGTTAGGTCTCCCCACAGCATTACCATCGCTAACTGCATGATTTCACAGTCGTGCAAATGGTCAGGCCAACGAGTGTTTCTCTTGAACCACAAGTGTTTGATCCTACCGGAGCGGTTAGCCGTCGGCTTGAGAAGATGGCTGTCCAGATGCTTCCAGTATGTATCAGAATCGCTCGCAAAGGCTCCCTCAACGTCTAGTGGAGTGGGTAGGCTACAAACGGTCCATTGATGCGTCTCGGTCCCCTTACGGAGCCGCTGGAGTACCTCTCGCATATGCTCGGTATCAAACACAAGCAACGGTTGCACAGCGTCAGTCCGCATCGAGGTTGAGGTTGTAATTCCAAAGGGATGGATTGAGCCGGTCTTGCTGGTAAATCTAGCTCCAGTCTCTCGTCCCTTCATGGGCAACCAGCCGATTAACATTGGCTTTCGGAGACCTCCCTCTGGCGGATACCGCAGACCGCAGGGATAGTTTATTGGGCTTCCGCTGCTCTGAGAAAACTCCGCACAAGCATCATAGACCGCTTGCGTGTTATAACCGGAATCAACGCCAACATCCATATCGTGGACGTTGTACTGCAACTGTATCCTACGGAGTGCGGCAAAGTCGTCAGCGTGACCGGCTCCAACGAGACGAGAGTTCCCTTTGAGCCACTCGCGGCAGACCCACCAGAGAAACGGAGCGGCAGCTTGTACGTCAGCGGTAAGGTATCTTCTGGCTTCAGGGATTCCAGCGTCAGAGACAATCTCGACTCGGTCCTGTTGAGTCTCTTGGTTTTCCCACGGTTCTGCGAGCATACCGTTGATAAAACCCTGCAATCCCATCATCGAGGATTTAGCCTCCAAGAACGCGACGGCAAGATTTCCCCAAGTGCATTTACGATCTGGGGAGTAGAGAGACGACAGATGGTAAGACCTTACGCTCGGGAGGCTGGCTTTATTCTCCGAGATCCAATTGCCATGCCGTAACCCTGCAACCTTTTGGCTGTCAGATATCTTCCCCTGACAGAGTTGGCAGACGTAATGTGCGGTGGTACGGATGCGCTGCCAGTCAGGTCGTCCGTCTTCTAGTTTCTCGTTCTCCCAAGTGACTTGTCGCCACTCTAGCTTGATATGTTCGCGGCAGTACGGGCAGGGAATGTAATACCTCCGCTGGTCTCCTCGCAGATATCTCTGCCAGATTCTCCCCTCCGAGGTTGTCGGAGTGCTGGTGAAGAACGCTTTGGAGCTACTGAACGCTTTGAGCCGCTGCTCGGCAAGATCCAGAGCGTCAGCTTCTTTGGCGGTTGCGTCAGCGAACTTGTCTACCTCATCTGCGACCAAGATTCTGACGGGACGAGACGCTAGATTTGCCGGTGAGTTAGAGCCGACAAAGGTGAGAGTACAGCGGTCGAATTGCTGCTCCAGATTGGTGATCTGGTCTTTGTCCGTAGGGAACCGCGCAATCATTGCCGGTGAGTCTTCCAGCATTGGGAGCCAGCGAGACTTGGAGAAAGACCGCGCTAAGTTCTCGCTCGGCATCAACCACAACGCAGGAGACGGCTCTACGTCAATAGACCAAGCGAGACCAGCCATCAATGTTGTTGTCTTACTGGTCTGACTTCCCCAACACAACGTCACCTCGGAGACCGCTGGATCTTTCCAACATTCAAGCGGCTCCCTGCAATATGGTCTGACCGCCGTTGAGAATGGACCGGGATGCTCTGTCTGTCGTTGGCTTAGAGTGAGATTGCTCTCAGCCCACTCGACAACAGATTGCCGTGGAGTCGGTCGCCACAATTGTCTGCGGAACTCTAAGATTTCAAGCTCTAGGTCTGTCATCAGAATAGTTGGTTCATCTTATATTGCATAGCGGTCGTCATATCGATTAACGCCATTCGGTCTTTTGCTCCGTTAACAAGACGATCCTCAACCTTATGGTTTGCAGCCCAAGACGCATTGCGGTTAAAGATCTCAACCATCATAACAATGTTGTCGTCCAGCAGATGCAGCACTCCGTAGAACGGGAGCTTAGTGCGTCTGGTGACTTCAAGAGCCGCTTGGATCTTAGACCAAGAGATCATCCATTCGTTTCCGAATGTGGTCTGGAGCTTGTGGAGACCATAGCTGCGAGTCTTGACCTCATAGATTCCCGTGATGATCCCTTTGAACGGATCGAAGATGAAGCCATCAATGCGGGAAGGCTCTTGATCTGATATCGACAGGAACTCTAAGCCAGTCTGACGCTCGATAGCTTTGATTGCGATTCTGTTTTGCCGCAGCGATTCGATACCGGCTGGCTTTTGGCAGTTTAAGATTTCCATTAAACCTTTTCTAGAACTGCTTTTTTGCCGGTGAAGTCTTCCCAACGCTTGACAATTACGTCGCAGTAAACCGGATTTAATTCCATTGAATAGCAAACTCTTCCTGTTTTTTCTGCTCCCATAAGTGTGCTGCCAGTGCCTCCAAACGGCTCCACGCATAGGGCGCCAATTGGTAGGCTTGATTTCATAATCCGCTCCATCATAGCCACAGGCTTTGGGGTAGCGTGTCCGTGACGTTCCACTCCGTTTACTCGCGAAAATTCCCACACGTCACGCATGGGTTCATGAGCGTTGTCAAAGTAAGAGCGTGTTTCTTGTTTAAGCTTTTCGTATTCCTGTTTAAGCTTTTTGTATTCTTGTTTAAGCTTTTCGTATTCTTGATTGAATGCTTTACCTTTTGCCGCAGATTGAATCTTTCTATATAGATCCTCCGTTGGAAACAACCATTGAGATTTTGTGACCCAATGGCTACCCATTGATGTATCGGTAGCTTTGTTGAGATCGCTTAATTTCCACCCAATTGACTTCATCTCCTGCTCTAGATATGAACGCATCGGTTCCCATCCTTCCCAATAATCAGCCGTGTTCATGTTGCCAACCAGCTGATTACCAAGCTGAAAAAATAAGCAGTGTTCAGAAGCAATCGGGTATTGATTAAGTTCAGCTGATCCCATTCCGGGGATCGCTTTCTTGTCCCACACGATCTGATTCCTTAATTCCAATTTCTCGCTGTTGCCAAGTCCTGTCTTGTACCAAAGCCGCCATAGCTCCGGCGCATTTCCCCATATGTACGCACTTGCGTTATTAAAAAGAAACGACCGTAACGTTGCCCACCATTCCATCTGAAAATTATCTAGATCCTCGTTGTAAAGATTGTCGTTAATAACGCCGTCGGATGCTTTTCCCATTCCGTATGGTGGATCGGCGTGCATAAGTGAAGCTTTTTGTCCTGCCATCAGACGCTCTACATGTGTGACAATAGTGCTATCGCCACACATGATTCGATGATTCCCTAGAATCCAAATGTCTCCGAGCTTAGTTATTGGCTCAACGGGAGGTTCTGGGATTTCATCTGGATCGGTTTTTCCCTCGATGATTTCCGAGTTCAAGAGAGCGTTGAGTTCGTCGTCTGAGAATCCGGTCAGATCGGTATTGAATCCTTCCTCTTGCAGAGTGAGCAATTCGGCTTTCAGCATCTCATCGTCCCA